GATTCCGTATGCTTTACGGTAAAATGTTCTTTGAGGATGCAGTGAATTCAGATGGCGAGAGCGTCGAGGTAGGGGGGCTTCCCGTCGTCTGGAGAGCGAGAGGGGCTAATTTTATGCCTATCTCGGATGTGTTAGACAGCTTGTCAGCACAGAAAAAACCTTTCTTGTTTTACAAGTTACGGGCAGACTTGGCAAAACATAAGAAGGGCAGTAATGTCTACTATGTGGCAGGCTTCTCCGTTGACTCTGGTCCGATTGAGTTTACCAGTCAAGACCAAGAGTTATTGAGTCACTTTGTGGACTATGTAGCGAGTGAGAATAGTTACATTATGTCAGAGCACAATAAATGTCTTCAAAAGACAGATAGAGTGATTGACGCCGATGCAACTATTGACGATTTGGACGATGATTTGTCGGCGGTTATCTGATGAACAAACATCAAGCTGCTTTGTTTTCTTTCCTTTCTAGAGCAGCTAGTGGGGAGGCAGAAATGCCTCCTCATGTCCTAGACGAGTTTGGTGAACTGGCTAAACAAGCATTAAAGAAACAGTTCACAAAGAAAAAGGAACCTTTTAGATTACGAATGAGTAATGTTGGCAGACCACTGTGTCAGTTACAGATGGAAGCCATGAATGTAGAACCAGAAGCGCCCGACTACGATTTTAAAATGCGTATGATTATAGGGGATGTACTAGAAGCAGTCATCATTGCACTGTTGCAAGCGTCTGGTGTAGAAATAAAAAATAAACATAAAAAAGTCTCACTAAAAGTTAATGATGATGAGATACAAGGTGAATACGATATAGAATTATCTGATGGCATCTATGACATAAAAACTGTGTCTCCTTTTGCGTTTGAGTCAAAATTTAATGCTGACGATGCTTTTGATAAAATTAATAACTCAGATTCCTTTGGCTATGTGTCACAAGGGTATGGTTATGGGCTCGCATCCAACAAGCCCTTCAAAGGTTGGATTGCAATAAATAAATCAACGGGACAGATAGCTGTAGCTGAAGCCCCACCAAATGGTAAATATAAGGAGAATACCAAAAATGAAATACAGAATGTACACAAAGCAATATCTGATGGAAGACCTTTTAAGCGGTGTTTCACCGACATTGAAGAACTTTATTACAAAAAGTCTACGGGAAACCGCACCTTGGGCATTGAGTGCCACTATTGTCCCTTCAAATCCAAGTGTTGGGACGGTTTGGAGTTCAGAAGACAACTCCCAAGTAAGGGACGAAACCCCAGATTTGTTTGGTACACCCACATCACCCAAGAATGGCGTGACACTATTAATAAAGAAGAAGGCTGATGATGACAAAATTGAAACAAAGTATTTCAAAGTCTCCAAGTTTGAAGCGCAAGACTTCATCTCGCAACTCAACCACGATATCCAGTTCCCACAAATCCAAAGCTCAGGTACGACGACAATCATCCCGGCAAAAAGTATTGTTGAAGTCCGTATCGAAGAAGATGAGCCCTCGCTCAGCCAAAGCAAAGGGAAGAAAACTACAGACATGGGTAGTGGAAAAGCTTCTTAGTGTATTCAAGAGGCTAACCTCACTAGATGTGCGTTCAACCCCTATGGGGGTAAATGGGGTTGACGTACAGCTGTCAACATCAGCGTATAGAAAGTTCCCCTATAACATAGAGTGTAAGAACACAGAAAGAATTAGAACAATATACAATTACTATGAACAAGCTATTTCACACGACAACATAGAAAAAGAAGGCGAGCCGTTGTTGATTATAAAGATGAATAGACAAAAACCTTTAGTAGTTGTAGATGCAGAACATTTTATAGAGCTCGTATCATGCCAAAACAAAAAGTAATTAATTTAAAAGAAGGCGATGCCGCCCTCATAGTTCACACAAACGTGGATGGTATGGGTAGTTATGACTTAGAGATATGTTATAATTTTAGTCCCGGTTCACTACACCCAGATGAAATGACATTTTACACTTTACTATTACATGGAGTTTTGTATTATTCTATGTATGACCCAGATACGTTAGTTAGCGCAGGGTTTGAAGATATGAAACAATTACAAGAGAAAGTGACAATACATTGACTATAAAATTCAAAGATTTTGTTAATCATCCACCACATTATACAAATGGTGACATAGAGTGTATTGATGCCATGAGAGCTTCCATGTCTCACATAGAATTTTGTGGATATTTAAAAGGTAATATAATTAAATATTTATGGAGATATAGAGATAAGGGTAAGTCAATTCAAGATATAGACAAAGCCCTCTGGTACCTAAATAGACTAAAAGAGGAACTACAATGCCAAGAGAAGACGTCAAAGTAATCGTAAAGATAATAGCTAAGATTGATTCATCGGAATTTACACCCGACTTGGAGGAACTGCCAGTGCTTTTAGAAGAATACGTAGAGGACTTAATACATGAGGTCTCTGGTATAACAGTTAAAGACGTAACCGTAGAACAAAGATAGGAGAAGAAATGAGTAACGTACTACCAACAGATTATCAAAATTTTATAGCAGTGTCTCGTTATGCCCGATGGCTGCCAGATGAAAACCGTAGAGAGACATGGTTTGAAACTGTAACTAGATATGTCAATTATATTTGTAGTAAAGCAAATTTAGGCACAGATATACATGAAGAAATATTTGATGCTATATATCATTTACACGTCATGCCCTCTATGAGAGCTCTTATGACAGCAGGTCCTGCTCTTGAGAGAGATAACACAGCCGGATACAACTGCTCTTACTTACCTATTGATGACCCAAAAGCTTTTGATGAAGCTATGTATATATTGTTATGTGGAACTGGTGTGGGTTTCTCTGTAGAGAGGCAATACGTAGCTAAGTTACCACAAGTTCCTGCAGAGCTAGTGGACTCAGATGAGACAATAGTTGTGAGTGACAGTAAAGAAGGATGGGCTAAGGCTCTGAGAAAGCTGATAAGCACACTATATTCTGGTAAAGTTCCTAGCTGGGATGTGTCTAAGGTTCGTCCTGCAGGAGCAAGACTAAAAGTATTTGGTGGTAGAGCGTCAGGTCCTGCACCTTTAGTAGACCTGTTCTCATTCACAATAAAATTATTTCGTGAGAACGCAGGTCGTAAGCTATCTAGTTATGACTGCCACAATCTTATGTGTAAGGTCGGCGAGGTTGTCGTCTCAGGGGGCGTTAGACGCTCCGCTATGATTAGCTTATCAAATCTGTCAGATGGGCGTATGCGCCACGCTAAGAGCGGCACATGGTGGGAAACAGCTCCACAGATGGCACTAGCTAATAACTCCGTGTCATACACCGATAAGCCGGATGGTGAAACCTTCTTACGTGAGTGGACTGCATTAGTGGAAAGTAAATCCGGTGAGAGAGGTATATTCAATAGAATAGCTGCTCAGAAACAAGCAGCAAAGTACGGCAGGCGTGATTCTGAGCATGAGTTTGGTACCAACCCTTGTTCTGAGATAATATTGCGTCCGTATCAGTTCTGTAACTTAACAGAAGTTGTAATAAGAGCTGATGACACAAGCGAATCTTTGACTAAAAAAGTTCGTTTAGCAACTATTTTAGGAACAGCTCAATCCACACTAACAAACTTTCCTTACTTAAGAAAGATATGGAAAGATAACACTGAAGAAGAAAGGCTCCTTGGAGTTTCACTAACAGGAATTATGGACAACTCTCTTACTAATGGCAATAAAATATATCTGCCCCGTATTTTAATAAAATTAAGGGAGGCTGCTGTTGAGACAAATAAAGAATGGGCAAAAAAACTTGGCATACCACCTAGCACGGCGATTACGTGTGTTAAACCAAGCGGAACGGTATCACAGCTTGTTGACTCAAGCAGTGGCATACACGCTCGCCACAGTCCTTATTATATTCGTACTGTGCGTGGTGATAATAAAGACCCTCTTACTCTTTTCTTAAAGGAGCAGGGAGTCCCTAGCGAAGCGGATGTTATGAAACCGGATACACAAACTGTGTTTAGTTTTCCTGTAAAGTCACCTGATAATGCTCTTACAAGGCATGATATGTCTGCTACTCATCAATTAGAGATATGGCTTTACTACCAGAGGTACTGGTGTGAACACAAACCCTCAGTTACTGTTACAGTTCGTGATGAGGAATGGATGGAAGTGGGCGCTTTTGTGTACAAGCACTTTGATGAGATGTCCGGTGTGTCTTTTTTACCACACTCAGAACATACTTACCAGCAAGCCCCCTATCAGGATTGCACAAAAGACGTATACGATAAGCTTAGCAGTGAATTCAGTCATATAAATTGGGCTAAATTAAGAGACTACGAAAAGGAAGATACTACAAATTCTTCACAAACATTTGCTTGTAGCGGAGATTCATGCGAGATTGTTGACATAGGGGGATAACCATGAACAAAACAGCACCTAGCGTAAAAGACAGAAAGAAGTTTGACATTGACCTTGAGTATGGTAAGATACGTGAAAGTCAGGTTCTTGACATGTTTGAGAACGCAAAGATTGAAGTTAAATCAGAGCGTGACATCTGGCAAAAGTCTGGAAATATAGCGATAGAGTATGAATGTTATGGAAAACCCTCAGGAATCAAAGCAACAGAATCGGATTACTGGTTTCACAATCTCTGCATTAACGACGAAACGTATGCGACACTTGTATTCCGGACTCCTTTTCTACGCCGTATTATTGACTCTCTTGACTACGTTAAAAGCGTAAAGGGAGGAGACCATATGGCATCTCGTATGTACTTACTTAATATACAGAAGTTGTTTTCTTCTGATGTAATCAAGGCGGTGAAAGATAATGTCAAGTAGGATATTACATTTAACAAGCGATGTAGAGGTGCGCCTGATGCCCACTACTACAGGTGTTGCTATAAGTATCTTTGGTGAACACGAAACAGATTCACACGCTGTATACCCGTGGGACGAGATGGTTGACAATCTTATAGGTGAACACGCTATACCAGTGTTGCGTAAGGATGACTATAGAGTCACACCAGAGAGTCAACAGTTTCTTATGAATATTGGTAAGAGCATGAAAGCTCGTGGTCAAGAAATATTAGATAGGACAGAGAAGCTTACTGTTGTAGTGCCTGACTAATTTAATAGTCTGTTAGTTTGTTCATTTAAGGAGCCTATTTCAAACTGCTCAAAGCTCGGCTGTTCGCCCTCTAAAGTATCTTCTTCTACTTGGCTCTCTTCAACTTTGTTGTCTTGGTATATCTTAGCTGCCATATCAGCTAGAGCACCATACCCAAACAATATTTGTTGATAATATCCTTTTTGCTTATACGGCATATCTGACATTTTTGTCATAAGATTTATTACTTTTTCATTTGTAAAAAAGTTAGCTATGCCTTTCTGCGCTCTAATTCTAGCAAGTCCTCCTATTAGCTTTCTGCCATCTATTGTAAATAATTCGCCTATTATTTGAGCACCTGATAGAGCAGTACCTGCGTCCGTAGCTGAGCCTGCTAATCCAAAACCTACCTGTCTTATGACATCTAGTATGGCAAAGTCTCTCTCTGTTAGTATCTTTTTAGCTATCTCGCTTCCTTGAAGACGCTCCATTAAAAGGTCTAATTTACCTGCATCAATAATCTCAGTGCCTGCGTCAGCTAACGGTGTATTTTTGTCGATTCTTCTAAATACGTTCCCCCCACCCTTGCTTGGGTCAAACATCCAGTTAAGTATGGCTGTGCGTAACATCTCTTTTCTCTGTGCTTGCTCAAAAGGATTGTCTTTTATCATTACAGATTCATTTAATGGTATATCTTTACCATCGGGAGTTCTGAATTTTTTGTCTAATAATAATCTACTAAGTCCGGTGTCCATATCTCCTTTGTCAAAGACATCTTTCACTACATCAAAGAGCCTACCTTTTGCGGATATTTCTCTAGTTTGTTGAATAAAAGAGTTGTCAAATATACTAGCTAAATCGTTAGAAGTATCTATAAAGTAATTCTTAGTTGTGTTGTCTATACCTAGTAAAGAAAGTTGGTCGTCATCTAAAGATTCCAAAAGCTCTGATACTCCTACATCATCTTTTTTTCTTCCGGGAAACACTCCTGTTTGATTAGCTAACTTTATATAAAGTTGTGCAGCAAAATCTTGTTGCAAGTCTTCGTATGTTCTTGACAAACCTCCCGTTACGTCATCAAACATATCTTCCTGAATATTGAATTTAGCTAATTTTGTACGTAGTCTATTTAGTCCATTTTGACCTAACAACTCATCTAAAGAGCCTGCTTTTAATGTTGCGCCTTCAAACTCCTTCCCATCAACTCGTACTTTTAGTTTAGGACCTGCATCAAATAATTTTTTATTTAGGTACTTAACTTGTTCATCTACATTACGAAATGTCTGTAGACCATACCCTCGTGTTGGAGAAGTAAGTAATCTGTTTAATAAATCAGATGCGTCTCCTGCTTTTAAGTTAGCTATAAGCTGCCTCTGAAAAGTTTGACCCTCTTCTATTTTTCCTCGTAATCTTAAAGTTTCTTTATAGAAATCATTTGCTTCTCCCATAAGAGTTTTAATCTGACCAACATCTTCCGCTTTTACGCCATCTGCTTTACCAACTATTGGGTTAGATAACAAGTCAAGTATATCATTTCTCATAGATATGGCTTGGTCAAATAACACTTTATTACCTTCTCTAACTCCTACATCTGCATATTTTTTGTACGCAACTCTACCTAATAGTACAGCGTATTGATGTAATAGTTCTGCCGGAGTTTGAACATTTGACATTTTAAATAATTCACTGTCCTTAGGTAGAAAGTCTACATATTTTTCTTTAAATTGTTCTGTGGCTGCTCTCATTTGATTCACAGTTAATGTTCTTTTACGTGTAGTTCCTTTTCCTGTAACTCCTCCAAGTTCTAGTAAGTCGTCTCTTATTTGATTTAGTGTGTAAGAACCCTCAGACTTAAATATGTTCTTTTTAGCAGCTTTTATATCTTTTAAGGGTGTGTCCTTTAGTTCCATACCTGACTTAGGTACTTGTCCCTCACCCTCAAACATGGTTTTTATTAGTTTAGTTCTAATGCCAGTTAAGTCATAAGAGGCGTTACCTATCGCATCGAATACAGCATCATATTTTAACTTAGCATCGTACGCTCGTAACATAGCAAAAGTTTCATCTAATGCACCTAATTTCTTAGCCATTCTGTCAAAGCTGTTTTTGCTCTCTTTACTCATTGTTCTATAGACTGAGTCTAATTGTTTGTACACGTTTTTAAATTGTCTATAGTCATCAAATGATATTAACTCCTGCTTTAAAAATTGCTTAGAGTAATTTACAAGTTTTCTTGAAAGTAACTTCATTGCCCCAGGAATAATAGGGTTAGTTTGTGATGTAAACATTGCAAATCTGTTAATTATAGGACTAGGAAAATATTGATGTAATAGAAATGTTCCTAAATCAACCCCTAAGTCAAGCTCTCCGCCCGGCTTGGTTAGCTCTTTCTTTTGCTGAGCAATTACCATTTGAGGATACACATCCATGTTATAATTACCCGATATGTAAGGATTTTCCATGCTTCCTTTTCCTATGAGAGGAAAGTTTCTGTTTTGTCCGATAGCTATGTTTTCTTGCATACCTGCTAAGTCTGATTGTAATTTTTCTAGTGTTGCAGCATCTACGTCGTCTAATCCGCCCTCTCTAAGTGTGCGTAAAGAAGTCCCTGCCTGTATCACTTTGTCTATTACACTACCAAATACGTTGGCTCCAGCAGTTACTCTTGCACTAAGTATTTCTTCATCGGTTAAGTCACTCCTGATAGGTGCGGTGCCTACTCTAGCTATACTTTCAAAAACGTCTGCTTCTTCATCTGTTAAACCTAAGTATTTCTTTAAATATTTATTTCTGACTTCCTCATAAGCAACACCAGATGAATACGCTACGTACATGAAAGCAGCAGCTCCCATTAATTTTGGAACAATTTGCCCTACTATAGGTATTTTTCCCACTAGAGCTTTTGTAGCGCCTTGTGCCACTCTTGCTGACTGTGAAGCAGCCAACATATCCACTGAACCTGCAGCTATATCAAATCCCAGCTGACCCGACGCTCTAGCCATAAAATCATACGTTGTCTGTAAAGGGTTAGATGCTTTTGTAAATGTACCGTCATCTTTTTCTATTTGAACGTAATATTTTGGTTCAAAAACACCTGCTTCATCATCTTTTGTTACTTTTATCTCTCTATCAAAACTCCCGTTCTTTTTAGTGACGTGAGCTCGTAAAGCTTTCATATACTCTTCTTCTGTATCTGCAAAACCTAACTTTCCTTGTAACTCTAAAGAGTCTTCTATGAAACCACTTGCTTCAGTTGTGGATAATACTTCAGGCGCAAGTAAATCTTTTAACTTAAAGGCGCCAACCATCAACACATCACTCATACCATAAGGACGGTTTCCAAGAGGAGCACCTGAATTTTTTGTCAAGGCATCTGTAATAGGTCTGAAAGACCCCTCTCTATAAGACTGCTTAAGTGAATCTATAATGGGCACACGTATCTGTTGCCCATAATCTATGCCCTCTTCTATTTTTGCATTCATTCTTGCGTTTCGGGCATCAATATCTTTTGCTTTATTTGAGAGAACTTTTGCACCAAAAGTAGTAGCAAAACTGTATGGGCTTACTTCATCAGCTTCTTTTAGTTTTATGTTTTTTACATAATCTAAAACACCTTGATAATCTATTTCTTGAAGCCCTTCCTCTGGAAACTTAAATGGACTAATAGAATCTATTGCAGGGTTAAGAACATTTTTCTTATACGCTTCGTAACCGTAGTTTAAAATAGAGTCTCCTATAGTTGGGCGCTCGTCTCTAGGCAGGGTACGAGTTTGTATGTCATTGAGTATGTCATTCTCAAAAAAGTTTGATGCAACCTCTGGGTCTACATCTGCATACAAAAAGTCTTTTGCTGATTTATCTTTATCGTTGTCTTTGCTCATCCTAATATCCTAACACCATAAAATTTTCTACCTGCAGCTACCATCTTGTCATAAGTTTCCTGACCTAGTATACTTATTGCATTCGCTACGTTTTCATTATATGCAGCTTCATCAAGTTGGTATCCCTCTGTTTGAACATTGGTGGACAACACACCATATGCCCCACTATTTGCACCTGCATCAAAACGTCTGTCGGCGTCTCCTACTACCCCATAGCCAGAAACTTCACTAATTGTCTGATGCGTAAGTTCAAACGTAGCTGCTAAATCTTTCATCAACTCATTTGCAGCTTGAGGACCAACTAGTAGTTGTCTGTTCTTATTATGTCTGTAACCACCCCCTTGTTCGTTGAAGTAGTTTTTCATTTTTTCGTAATCAAGACCTACGAGTTTATTTATTTTTTCACCGGGTCTATTAGGGTCGTCTACTTGCTCAAACTTACCAAATATTTGTTGGGCTGCTGCGTTTAAGCCTCTTTGTCGTAATAAATCAATAAAAACAGTTCTAGCTAAACTGTCTTTTTCTAAGTTTACCATCTGAAGACCTTTTTGTATGGTTGCTCCAGGGATTAGCTTGCCATCATCATCAAACTTATGTATCTTCACACTAGCAGTTTTAAAATCATCAAAACTAAAAGCTTCAGCACCAGTCTTTCCTAACATATCTAACGCACGTAAAACTCTCTGTTTAAGAAATATTCTTCTTAAACCTGCCAAAGCTACAGCTGCTTGTCCTTTAGATATAAATTTTGTTGCATTAGCAGGAGTATTTAACACACTTATATATTTTATAACTAATGATAAGTCTTGGTCTGACAGTCTGGGGTCATCAAATAATTCATCTTTTGCAGCAGATATGAACTGTGTAGTAATCATCTGTGCTTGTGTTTGAAACCCCAATAATTGAGGATTAGTAAAATTTGAAAGGAATTTTGCGTTCATAGTAGCTTGTAGAAATTCGTCAAATACCCCTACAGTATTATAAACAGTATTTATAAACTCTCCTGTGCCCCCTAATATCAAACCATTTCTGTCTAATAGTCTTTCTAAATTACCTATAGCAACAAGTGACCTATCCATTTTTTCATGAGTATCAACGCTTTTTTGATAATCAGTAGTATCTTGACCCGGTAACAAATTAACCGTTCTTCCGTCTACCTTTATACTAAGAGGTATACGTTTCATTTCAGTGCCCCCGGCAGCATTTCTACTAGGGACTTGCATAAATATATCTTTTCCTACCTTTTTAGTTACACCATTATTAAACATTTTGTTTAATAATATGTCTTCAATTCTTGCTTTTTCTCTATCATCTAATGTTGCGTTAAGATTACCGGACTCTTCCCTTTTTTGTGCTGTAAATTGTTCTGTTAATATTTTTCTTAATGAGTTTATTTCTTCTTGTTTCCCCCCTGGGCTAGCATCTTGTAATTCACCTGTAATTTTAGCGGCTAATTTGTGTATGGCATCTATTTTTGCTTCATTTTTGTCTTCTAACGCTTGATTCAATTGTTTACTTAAAGCATCTATATTTTCTCCACCGTATATTACTTCTGTATATTCTGCTCTTTTAGCCGTTGGAAACTTTGCCATTAAGCCAGCAGACGCTTCTAAAGTGTTCACAAGTTTAATAGTATTTTTGTGTTTATCTTTAAATTTAGAAAGTTCATCAAATGGTTTTATTTTCCTGAATAACTCAGTTGCTCTTTGATTTAACTCTAAGTATTTACTTATTGCTTGAGGACCACCACCTGCAGTCGATTGAAAGAGTAATGCCTCGTTTCTCAACCTATCTATAACTAACATCTCTTCGTCAAAATTTATCTCGTCTCTCATTTTAGATGGTATGGTTGGTGATAAATTCTTCAATCGAGTTATAGTGCCATTTGTTAAATCCTTAACTGCGTTTGACACTTGACTTGTCTGCTGCATATTAGCATTTTCATTCATTACTAGAGCACTTACACCTAGTAATTCTTTTGCATACTTTAATCTTTCATCTTCATTTGTTGAAGATAAAAATAAATTATTTATTCTTATAAATTCTTTTACTGGATGGAATTTTTTAATTATAGGTTCTTTAACTGTGCTAGCACCAGCTATAGCATCTTCGGGGGACCTAAGTCCTCTTAATGACCCTACTGGTACATCTTTGTAGCCGTCAACCATATCTCTAGTAAGGTTAGGATTATATAATTTAGCTCCATCAGCAGTATTTAACATACTTAAAACAGTTTTAGACATTTCTTTAGCACTTTGTATGGCAAACTCACCATCATTTTTCTCTGCAAGTATTTTGAATGCCGCACTTTGTGGTCCGTCTACATTATTAGTGATACTCTCTGACATTACTTGTAAATCTTTTTCTGTCATGCCAAGTGATGCTAAGGCTTCCCTTTGTATGGTGCCCATATCTTTACCAGTTAATGCTTCTGCAAAAAAACCTTTCTTTTTCACAGGAGATAAAGCTAACAATGTTTGTGCTACAACATCGCCCTTCTTTGCTTCTTTTTTCTTTTGTGCTTCTACAATTTGAGATACTGGTTTTACTTCAACATCAAGTTTAGGTCTCTGAGGTCTGCCATCCACTAGTCCTATATCCGTGGCTCCTGTTACTGTAGGTGCCATCATTTGCTGTGGAATTAGTTTTACTTTACCTTCTTTAACATTGTCCACAAAATACCCTTTAGCTTTTGCAGCATCACCACCACTTAAAGATATTAATTCTTTTGCCAAGTCATTTAGTTCAGTACTATTGAATTTATCATAGCCTTCTTGACCTTGAAGAAACCCTGCTATATCTGTAACTTCATCACTTTTCTTTTTTGCTGCAGCTTGTTTTTTAGCGTATGCAGCTTTTTGTTTTTGTATCAGTTGTTTAAATTCTTCTGCACTAGCTCTGTCTCTTTCACGAGATTCACGTATTTCTCTTGAGCCTACTTTAGCAGCAGCCCCCAGTGCGGTTCCAAATACTGATGATAATAGTGCCATTACATTACTTCTTCTGGTTGGGGTTCTGGTGTTGGTGCAGGTGCTTTAGCCATCAAGCCCGCTTGTTGTGGAGCTTGTTGAGGTTTTGCTTGTTCAATAACTTCTTTTACTTTAGGCACATCGCCTTTCTCACGTTCTGCCATTACAGCTTTTAACTCACCTGCTCTACGATAGTCTTCGCTCATGTCATCTCTTACGCCCATTTCATATTTAATGTCAGCTTCTTCCGCCATAGCAACTAATATTTCCATTAAATCATTAGCCACTAACATACCTACATCAGGATTATACAAACCTTCGGCAAAGCCGTGCAATATCATGCTTTCTGCTATTGATGTGATGGGCACTTTTGCTTCCATAAGAGAAAATAAATTAAACATTACCTTTTCGTCTTGAAAACGATTAAGATAATGTTGCATAGCTTCATCTATATTATTAAATTGTGGAGGGCTTTCCCAAGGATATTTACCCGGTTCTTTGGTTAGTGATTGTCCCGGCACAGGTGCCTCAAACATGGAACGAGTTCTGCCAGATGGCATTTTTAATTCTTCTTTAAATTCTGCTTCCATGCTACGACCTCATCTTTTCCACTGCACGTCTATATGCCATAATACCACTTTCAGGGCTTACGGATTTAGCTGCAAAAGATTTACCTTTAGTTTTACCTGTGACATTTGTAGTCCTCATGTACTCGTCTAGGCTAACTCTTTCAGCCACTACATCTTTAAGGTAATCCTGTGCTGATACACCTTTTCCATCTTTTCCGCCCCCTATAAGCCTACGAGCGACCATGCCTTTTGCTATGTTTTGTATTAATGCAGTTATCATTTAGTACCTCTTATCTGCTTGCTATGTAACTTACACCTAAATCAGCCAAGAACCCACCGATTGCACTTGCGTTTGCATGCGCTATTTTTTGGTCAAAGAGGCTCTGTGTAACATTTGACTCTAATATAGCCATAGCATAGTTGAATGCCCTGTCAGCGGCGTTCTCTGAGGCTGTATAGGCGTAATCTGCCTCATCTCTAAACTGTTGCCAGACGTTGTTGAGTGCTGTGTTGGATAAATTGTAATAATTTGCTGCATTTACCTGATTAGCAGCGTTCTGTGCTGCGGTGTTTGCAGTGTTAATATCACGGCGCCACTTTGCATTGCTTTGTGCTATAACTTGCTTGTTATTAGCATTGAATTGGTCACGTGCATTTTGCACATTAGCATTGAATTGTGCCATAGCATTTGTCTGTCCGGCATTGAACTGATTAGATGCGTTAGTAGCTGTTGCGTTGAATTTGTTGATGTCGGCGCCTAGTCCTGCAAAGAATTGTGTTGTTTGGTTCTGTGAGGTAGCGTTGAACTGTTCTGCAGCATTGAGTGATGCTTGGTCAGACAGCAATACTTGTTGTTGTTGCTGTTGGTTAATTATACGAGATTGTTGCTCATTTGTCAAGTTTGCCATATCCATGCTAAAAAAGTTATTAGCATTGTTCAC